CCCCCGGGAGTGATGCTGTAAGGCATCACCCCGGTCACCATCACGGTGAGAGGACCCTCATATTCTGGCATCCAAATAACTTACATTATCTAGACAACACAGATGAGGAATCATCACCATTCTGGCTTATCCGCATAACGCGGCCGTATTCCGAACCTTGCTTAGCTTAGATGCTTTATTAAAAATGTTGGGCAAGTATAGAGAGAAGTTTCCTTCCCTCAGCTTGCTTAATAAATTAAAGAGATCATCGATGTTGACCAAGGATTAAGAGAAGGGCTCCGTAAGGAGTTGACACCCTCCACCCACTTGCCTTGTATACCAAACTACCCCAGCCTAGAAACCACGACTTATTGTTATGCGCGGTAAATACAATACTAGGATTTGAAGCACGAGTCTGGTGTTCCTCCTTGAGGGATCCCTCAAGGGTTCATCGATTGCAAAGGGTATAACTCCCTTTGACTTATTTTGTCGTTGAGCGGAATGGACGTGAGAGCCGTTCCCAACGACGGATAAGCTTAAGACCCTCTCCTAACCGATTAAGGTTAGGAGTGGCCGTAAGACGATCCATCGAGGGTATTGCTCCGATCTTCTCCTCAATCTCTTGAAGAGCCGACCACAGTTCCGGGAGATGGTCAATAACTCCATCTCCAAGAGCTGTCACTCTAGTGCGTAAGGTCTGAACCGCCTCCATAGCCTCCACGAATGGATCCTTGTAAACTACGTTATCAAGCAGCCAAAGAACATCCTTAGGGATGCCCTTTAAACCAGGATGATAAGGGAATCTACCAAGATCCAACCCGTGAGGGATCAGGTGGCCCTGTTTCTCGAAGTTATCGGGATTGAACGGCTCGCACAATCCTTTCACTATCCTATCGAGTCGAGATAAAACTTCTTTTACCTCTGGTCCTAGTAATAGCTCCTTAGCCTTCAACAGGGCCCCCTCAGTCACCTTATAAGTAGACTGGAGAGACCGCATTGTCAGCCAAGGTAACACTCCTTGGAACAGGGACATTGACGGTCCATGATACGCTACCAGGTAGTTTCTCAATCGAGATGGAAGGGACCACAGACGCTTCGTCAGTGACCCCGTTGCCTTGTATCCGTAACCCAGGAACTTAGCGTAAGCTCCCAGACCCATACTATACTTCCGACACAACTCTAGACCCGCAGATAAGTTCTTCCGCGAGACTAAAAGCTCCGCCAGAGATACAGCTGAAACGTCATTCCCTTTAAAGAATGTCCGTTTTGCGAACTCAAGGCAAGTACCATCTCGTGATACCAATGACTTATGCGCCCCAATCTGGACCCCAAGGCCCTTCATGATGGAAACATAAGCATCAGCTACCTGTCCCCCCATTATCACGATGTCATCACCTAACACCGCGTAATGGCGGTACCAGCTCCACCCCTCTTGATTACGAATACATACACGATACCATGCCCACTGCACTATGCAGTGGTGAGTCAAGGCCAACATGGCCCAAGACGAAAGCGCTCCCATCGGCTGCCCGGTGGCATAGCGTTGAGGTTGTAAGGACCCAACACCATACTCATCTTTAAGATATATGTAATAATCTCGTGCAACTAATAAGGACGCCCACGCCTTGGCTAGACGCGGCCCTAAGACCGGGCCTAGCAATGCGACCTGAATCGCCAACGGTAATCGATCTGTGGCAGCGGTGAGATCGAAAGAAAAGAGCGCATATGCCTTCTTCGGTACATTCAATCCCAGTCGGACCCAACCCGTAGGTCGAGAACCAGGATATCTATTCTCCCTGATAAGAACATCGCGCTCCTTAATCAACGCAACCAGCGGTTTAACCTGGTTGTGCGTACCGTCTTGGCGAATCTGTCTAAACAATGAAAACAACGCCTCGTGAAGAGGCCGAAGTAACCACTGAGTAAACGGATCCACCATAGCGAAGACTCTTACTTTCCCTGCCGGTTCCACTTTAGTCCCCAGTTTTCCCAATATCCGGCGATAAGCTACATTAAGTAACTTAACAGGCCATTTCTGCTTCCTCTTGGCTGCTGCAAACATCTTTGCAATCAGCGAATCAGAAACATCCACAACCTTACCCGTACGACGCTCGACCCCGATGTTATGGGTTCGAGGATCAAGCGCCCCGCGGGACCAGGAGTCCATATTTCTCAACAACCAAATATTGTTGGTAGCCGTGCACCATAACTTGAAAGCCTTTCCAAGTTCCGTGGTACTCAGGATAGCCATCCAAACTCTGGACGTTAATAGTATAGACTGAGGCGACGTGGAAGCCATCTTGGCTTCCAACGCCGCATCGGAAACAACTGGAGCTGACTTACTCAACAACTCAGGCTTTGCTTCTAGCAAAGATAGAGCCGGAATACGTCCCCCCTTCGCAACCTTCTCCACAATAGGAACAATCGTTCTACCGAGGAACTCTTTCAAACCTTTCCAAAAGATGGGTACAAACTCCGAAAAGTCTGCAATCACCTTAGGATCAGCTGTCGAGGGCTCCACGATAGTTCGAAGGTTCAACTTTCCTTTCATATCGAGAATTCGATATAAACAGAAAAGCGATAACCAATAACGAATTATTAGCAAATCACCACTCTGGATCCGCTTACGATGAAGTACAGGAATAACCCGTGGTAAACCACCACGAGTCCGACTGACACGGACCCCGAAGGGACCCGTGTCGGAAAGTCTCTGGCCGCCCAGAAACTGTTGTAAGAGAGTGTGACACGCTTTGAGATAGATAATCACAAAACGCATAGACCCTCCCTTATACAGTTTATGGACGAAAGCCAGGTATGTAATCGTAACCTTAATCAACGACAAGTTTCTCTTTAAACCGATAACTGGAGGTAACAAAAGTAATACCTTCAGCATCGGTCGACCAAGTTTTACCTTGATCAGGCCATTCATAGTAGCACCTAAACCAAGCAATCTTTCT